ATCGAGATAAAAAATGGCAACAGAATTAGTATTAATTGGTGGAGTTTGGGTGTTAAGAACTGCTACGTCAACTGCCGGAAATGGAATTGATATTACTTCTACCAAGAATACAGACTATGATTATGTTGCCCCATTTCCAAATTCTAGCATTGAAATATTAAATTTTATACAATTATCAGCATCAGGGAGTTATACATAATGAGTTTACCACACGTTGAATGGAGATATGTAGGCTCCAAATCATTTACATCTGGAACCGTTGCATCTGCTTTAGATGCTATTTATTCGTTAGGAACAACTGGTTCTTATGCAGATGCGACTTCAAGAGTTCAAGGAACAAATTCTGCTTGGAACTTTACAGGAAATATATTTCAATCTTCTTCTATAACTGAAGCTGTTTGGTGTACTCCCCCTGGAACAAATCTTCAAACTATATTAATGGCAGGTTCTGCGATAAACAATACAACAGGCTCTGCTATGGCGTCACCAGACACACCATCAACAAATAATTTGCTTGTTAATATCACTAAAGGTTCTGGCTCATATAATAACTGGACATTGAATCCACCTATAACCGGAGGTACTACCTTTGGTTATTGGAAAGCTTGGGCTAATTCTGCCGGTCCTGGCAATGCTTATTTATGGGAGTCTAAAGAATGTGTTGCGGTTATTTTAAACACTTCTACAGGAACGACATATGGATTTATTGCGGGTGCCATATTAGATCCAGAGTCTTCGGATGTAGCTGACGCAGAATCTGATGGAAGATTATATGGTATGGCAACTGGTGGAACTTCTGTTATTAGCACCGCGTTCGTTACTAACAACATTGCTCTTAATTTTTTGAGTCAACATGGAACAACCAATGGCAATGCTCATTATGGTGTATTTACTCCCGGTAGTTCCACGATAATAACATTAAGAACAACTCAAACTTTATCTCTTGCTGATACAACAACATTTAGAACAATATCAGGTAAATTTGTAAGACAAATAATTTCCGTACTTAAACTTAATTCGCCAAATTCATTTATGGGAAGATTAAGAGACATTACGTTTTGCACAAATGGTAAAACTGGACAAAAGTTGTTAGATGGAGCAACCACTGTTGGCTATCTTTTTGGATGTAGTACATCTACTGACAATCAACAAGTGATGTTAGAGCATTCATAATGGAAAGCGTAATTAATTGGGTTATTGCCAATATTGAAGAAGGCAGAATATTAACAACAATAAGAGTTTGCGAACCTTACGCTTCAGAATTAATTACAAGAGATATTGTTACAGCAAATATTGTTTTTTCACCATTAGCTGGTGAAGAACATCAAATTGTTAGTATTGATAATCAAAATATAATATGGCGTGCAACATTAACAGTATAAAATAATTTTCTTTCTATTTATAGTAATGGCTGTTACAAAAAAATCTGATACTGCTTGGAATCAACCAGCAACTCCTCCATCACCATTATTTACTGGTGAGAAAGAGCGTAATCTCGTTAAACAAATAAATGATGAGTTAATAGAAAGGGTTATAGGGCAACAAATAGCTTATTTTGCTATTGATATAGATCGTTCTAATTATCATCCTCTTTATGGTGAAGCCATACAAAAAACTTTCCTTCCTCCTGTTAGAGTGTACGCATTGGTAAAGTGGGAAGGTCAAACTCAATCATTTACACAAAATCTTGGTATTGATAAAGCAACATCAATAGAAATTCATTTTCACAAAAAAAGATTAACAGAAGATCAAGACTTATTTATTCGTGAAGGTGATTTTGTTCTTTATGGTGATCGTTACTATGAAATTGTAAAGCTTAGTGAACCAAGACAATTATTTGGACAAATAGAAAATAAGTTTGAAGTTGTAGCAAATTGTATTCGTGCAAGAGAAGGAATTTTTAATCCACAGTTTACTTCAAACACAGTTCCTACTACAAGAGTAATATGATAATTTAGAAGTTTTATAAAAAGCAAAAGGTTTTGATTCTGTTTTATAAACAAATGTGTTTTTTGAACACTTACACACTATTTATTTTGAATAATCTTATTTATTGGAGAACCATTTATGTCTTTGCTCGATGAAGCTGTTGTTGACGCAATAACTCTAAAAGAAGCTGCGTTAAAAAATGCAGAGGCCATGATATTAGAAAGATACTCAATAGATGTAAAACAAGTTCTTGAAAGCTTTTTAAACGAGCAAGAAGATTTAGGTTTGGGCGAACAAGCCCCTGTCGCTACTATGCCAATGGCAGGAGCAACAAGTACAGAAGAATCAGACACAACAAAAGATATACCCTATGCGTTCAAAGACAGAAATAACAAAGGAATTCCAGATAAAGAAAAACTTTGTGATGGTGGCCCCTGTCCAGAAGATGAAGAACAAATTGAAATTCCATTAGCAAACATTGCAGAAGCTCTTAACCTTCAGCTTAACAGAACACAAAAAGCCCAATCTGGTTTTGAAATTAATAAAGAAGAATTATTAAATGTTTTTGAAAAGCTTACAGTAGGTGCAAAAGTAGTTCCACACGGACACACTTATCTTGCTACAAATGCTGAAATAGAACACGCTTTTGATATTGCCCAAGCAAAAAAAGTCCAACTTGATAAAGAAATGGAAGAAGAATATGGCAAAGTCAAAAAAGAAAACAAAGATTTAAAAGGAAAACTTTTATCTTATCACAATAAGATGAAAGAAATAGTTCCTGTTGCAGAAGTATTAGCTAATAAAGTAGAAAAATATGAAATTGCAATAGAAACTTTACAAGAGAAGCTTGGTAGTTTAACACTTTCAAATGCCAAGTTGCTCTATAAAAACCGCGTTTTAAGTAACGACTCCTTGAATGAGCGACAAAAATCAAAAATTGTCGAAACACTTACAAATGCTAAAACAATAGAAGAAGCAAAGATGATATACGAAACACTTCAAGGTTCAACGCAGACAATTAATACAAATATATCAAAAAGTCCAAAATCGTTGAGCGAAGCAATCGTCAGAAATTCTTTATCTATTCCTGAAAGATTGCAAGAAAATTCATCAAACTCTCCTGCTATGGAAAGAATGAAAATTCTTGCTGGTATTAAAAATAAATAAACAACATTTAAGGAGTTAATTATTATGTCTATTATTCAAAAACTTACAGAAGGTATGGTCAACAGAGATCTTCGTAAAGAAGGCCATGCTCTCGTTTCCAAATGGGAAAAAACAGGTCTTCTTGAAGGCTTGACAGAAGAAAGAAATCGTCACAGTATGGCTCGTTTGCTTGAAAATCAAGCAAAAGAACTTCTCCGTGAATCTTCAACAATGGCTGCTGGCGACGTAGAAGGTTTTGCTGCTGTAGCATTCCCAATCGTTCGCAGAGTATTCGCCGGTTTAATTGCAAACGACCTCGTTTCCGTTCAACCAATGTCCCTACCAAGCGGTCTTATCTTCTTCCTTGACTTTAATGTTTCAAGCACAGCAGGTTCTGCTCCAAGACTTGGTTATGCAACAGGTGATTCACTTTTCGGTGGTGGTGTCCTCGGTCAACAAATCACTGGTGGTGTTAGTTTAACCGGCTTAAACGCTGAAAAGGGTTTCTACAACCTCAATAACGGTTATACATCACCAACTGGTTCAATAACTGCTACTCCAACAATCATTGCTTCTGGTACATTCGGTGCTGGTTCAACTACTGGTACTAGTGCTAATTTAGATTCTTGGGTGCGTTATGATGCAGACTTTACATCTGGTACAACCAATCTTCTTGTAGCAGCCGTTCCACTTTCAAGTCTTACCCAATTCAATGTCAGAAATCTTGTTACTGTTACTGTTGGAACCAATGGTATTATTTCAAGCGGTTCACAAGCAAGAAGACTTACCAAGATTGGTGACGGTTCATCAGTAGGTGGTACAACTACTACTGCTGCCAACGTCTACTTGGTATTCTTCTCCGACACCAATACTGCAACTAATCTTTCAAGTTCTGCAAATGCTTCTCAAACAATTACATTTGCCGAAGCTGACGATTTTGGTGGTACTGCTACTGCTGGCGATGCCAATGCTATTGGTGCCGTAGTTGGACAATCCACTTGGGGCTTGGAAGGCAATACTGCAATTCCAGAAATCGACATCAAAGTTGATTCCGTAAGCGTCACCGCTGTCACCAAGAAAATGAAAGCAAAATGGACCCCAGAACTTGGACAAGATCTCAATGCTTACCACAACTTGGATGCAGAAGTAGAACTCACCTCAATTCTTTCTGAACAAATCGGTCTTGAAATTGATCGTGAAATTCTTGAAGATCTAGTTAAGGGTTCGACCGCTGGTACATTCTATTGGTCCCGTTCCCCAGGCTTGTTCGTCAACAGACTTACAGGTCAAGAAGTTGGCGCTTCTTCAAAAGCTCCAGACTTCACCGGCAACGTATCAATGTGGTATGAAACACTCATTGAAACAATCAATGACGTTTCTGCTCAAATCCACAGAAAGACTCTTCGTGGTGGTGCAAACTTCCTTGTAGTCAATCCAGAAGTTGCTGCTGTTCTTGAAATGACAGCAGGATTCAAAGCTAGAATCGCCGTTGACGATGATAAGGGTGAAGTTGGTGTAGTAAATGTTGGTTCCATTTCGAAGAAATTCGATGTATATGTTGATCCTTACTTCCTCCGCAACGTAGTTCTCGTTGGTCGCAAGGGTTCTAGCTTCCTCGAAAGCGGCTATGTTTATGCTCCTTATGTCCCACTACAAGTTACTCCAACCATCTTTGGTATTGATGACTTCGTGCCACGTAAAGGCGTAATGACCCGTTATGCCAAGAAAATGATCCGCCCAGACTTCTACGGTCTGGTCATCATCCGTGGTATGTTCGGTGAATCCGGCGCTTAATAGTTAAGAGCTATTAGCAATAAGAAACCCTCCGATAGAAATATTGGGGGGTTTCTTATTATATAAAACTATTTATTAATGTTGGAGTTTATCCAAAGGGGGATTATATTATGGGTTCAAAATTTAGCGTTTCAAGAATGAGAAAAGAGCTTGCTGCTCAAACA